CTTACATGTGCTAAAACTCTTAATTCCGCACCTTTGTAGTCAACTTCCACAAATTTCTTACCTTGTGGTGCTTGATACATGTTTCTCACTTTGGGTTTTCGTTTCGGTTGATTCTGAACGTTCGGTTCTGAAGAAGATAAGCGACCCGTAACTGTCCCATGTATCTTATATGTCGTGTGTACCCTATCATCATCCGCAATATGTTGTTCAACCCCTAGAATATACGTTGAAAGTTCCTTACTAACAGAACGATACTCCAACATAGCGTCAATAATGGGATGCATACCTTCCATTTTACCTAACATCTCTTTATCTGTGCTACGCCCTTTCTTTCTACCTCTAGGACGGAGCTGAAGCACATCGTAAAGGAGCCACGCTACTTGATAAGGGCTCCCAGGATTGAATACTTCAGGAGCAGTTCTCGCACCTGTTTCTACTTTGTATCTCTCAGGATTCCAAAGCGGTTGAGCAATATCTAAGATACGATCCATGATCTCATCGAGATTCTCTTGGTACTCCGTCTTGTACTCCTCAAGAAGCTTGCGATTCACATAAATTCCGTTACGTTCTACATTGCGTAGAAACATATTGGCTGGAATAAACAGTTCATGATATAACTTATTCAGGTTAGCACTCTTCTTTATCTTCTCGTGCAATATTAGAAACGATTGTAGTGTATAATCTACGTCAACTGCAACCCTCTCGCATAAATCGTCCCACGGCAGATGTGCAAACCCCTTGCCTCCAGACTTCTCTTTCGCCTTGTGCTTATATGCAGGCGCGCCGAGCACGCGAGTAGCTACCGCTTCCAAACTATGTACTCCACCGTGTTCGTTAAGTGCGTAAGACGCGAGCTGGGTGTCATGATGCACTTCTGCAGGATATCCACGACGCCTGAGGAAGTTAATGTCGAATTTCCCGTTGTGCCATACCCACTGTACAGAGGGTATTTCAAATAGTTCCTTACGTATCATCTCAGGTGGAAACACAAAGGCTTTATTCTTCTCGTAAGCAACGCCAAGTACCAAAATAGAGTCTCTGCGGGGATTAAGCCCTGTGGTTTCGATGTCCGCCGCGATTAGTTCCTTTTGAGAGATAACTTTGAGCGCTTCATATAGTTTCTCTTCGGTATCAACTACCTTCCAAGTTACATTGCCTGGATCGATTATTTCGCCTCCTGAGAATACTCTTTGCGCTTTAGACATAGCTGCGTAAAACGTTTTATAGTCCCCAGGAGCTCTTAAAATTGCCGCAGGATGTAACATAGGCATAATCTTTACACCTGGTAAGTACTTAGATTCCAGTACCCGTCCTTGTTCCTGTGTAATCCGTAAATCGTAGTTTCCTGTGATAGCATGCATTGCTATATTCCCTAGTACGAGCACTATCTCTGGTTGTACTTGCTCTAACTCTTCAAATAAACGGGGCTGACAAGTACGTATAGCTTCTTTTAGCTTTGGCTTCTGATTAGGTGGACGACACAGTAAAGCATTAGTGACAAAAATTTCCTCACGTGGAGGAAATCCTGTAACATCTAAAGCTTTATTGAGTAGTTGGCCACTAGGGCCGACGAATGCTTTCTTCTGTCCCAATTCGACGGCCCCTGGAGCTTCTCCTACGATTGCTAAACGTGTTTTAAAGGGTTTGACAGGTGGAATCTTGGGATATCTTTGATAAACACATCCGTTACAAGACTCCATTTATATAATCCCTCCACCTCTGAATATTCTCCTGCAATAATTTCTCGTCTAACGACGTTCCATCGAAGTCAAGATACTTTTTATTACCTCCCGGCTTTTCAACGCCATCTTCCAATACTAAACCTCCTTGAGCATATATAGCGGCAATGCCTGAATCTACACCTCGTACATAACTACCATAATGTTCATTTATTACTCCCACTTCCTTGGGAGTGGTCCAGCAGCCGAGAAGATGTATATCAATCTCTCTACCACTGTTCTCTTTATAATCGATAAGAGCACGAACAGCTTGTACACGGGCTAAAGCACCTCCTAGAAATACCATATTCTTAGGAAGACCAATGGTCGTTATTTGTGGATGCTTAAGCATCTCTACCAAACAGATGTTCCAGTCTTCTATGTCCTTGCCCTGGGGAATAGCCATAACCTTACCTGAATAGTTATACTCTTCCAAATACTTTAACGCTTTCTCTACAGCTTTCATAGTCTCTATACCATCGAAGAAGAAATCGGGTAGTTGAAGCTCTGTAGCTCCCATAGTCATGGTATACAGCAAAACCTCTTCAATGTCAGAAGTAGCTCCTTCAGCGGCACCATTATCAACTATAACAAACTTTCCTTCTTTAGCAGCACGACTATAAAATTCGTAGTAATATCCTTTCTTGCGCAACTCCTGAATTAAACACAAATGATAATTGTCATCCTTAACATACTCTAAATAAGGTGTAGGCACTATTGTGGCTATTTGCACTATTGATGTCCTCCCTTCTTAAGTCTTTCAACCTCCCTGTTAATATACCACTGNGCCTTCATAAGGTCAGAAAGTTCCTCATTAGGATCTTTAACCCCAGCACGACAAACATATTTAATAACGTTACCTTTATTAAAGTTTAGCTGCTTATCTTCTATGAAGTCAATTACCTCAATGGAACCTACGGTGTAATGCTTTGGATGATTTATCTTATCTTCACCGCTCGTTTTAAGTTTCACACTACCAGCCTCCTTCTACGTTCTCTTTTAGTTTTAAGTAAACTTCGGTGTCTTCAAATCTTTGTTCGCGTTCTTTTCGCTCAGCACTGCCCACTTTAGAATACCCTGCTCCTCCATGTCTATACTCCAGCTTTGCAAGGTTCAATTCAGCACAATCACTAAGTTCCATTTCTAAAGAATGACATAACGCTGATAAGTACCAAAGAACATCTCCGATCTCCTTCGCGATCTTCATCTTGTCGAGCCTTTCACCGTGAAAAATTACATGTTTCACCTCACCAGCAAGCTCTCCAGCTTCGTTCGCAACTCCAAGAGCCCAATTTACTATTTGAGATTCTTGAAGGGTCAGAGCGCGGGGCTCTTTGAAGGTCTTTGAAGCATTTGTTTGGTACTCAAAGAAATTCATATACATTGTTTCACCTCCCTTAGTTTTACTCTAGAAGCCCCCGACGGCTCAGTTCGGAGGCTTAACAGTAAAACTAGTCCTTCTTAGCCCATGCAACGGAGAGGTAACATAGTGGAGTATCGAGCAACGCAATAAGCCACTTAACTATCCACTGTCCAAGGATCATAGTCCATATAACTTCATTAGGTACTGTTCCATAGAATGCAATACCAATGAATATAACCGAATCTAATGCTTGACTTGTTATAGTAGATAGGTTATTACGTAACCATAGGTGTTTCGCTTTTGTTACCTTCCTCCAAAAGTGAAAAGCCCACACATCATGATACTGTGATGCAAGATATGCCAACATCGAAGCAATGGTGATTCTTAGTGTTGCTCCGAACACGGCAGCAAATGCATCTTGCTCAAACCCTGCAAAGAAACCTGCTGGTGGAATGTATATAGCTATCTGTAATAGCGCAAGAGCTATAGCCATAATGATGAACCCTGAAAACACTACTTTCTTTGCAATAGCTTTGCCGTACACTTCGGAAATGGTGTCCGTGATTAGAAATAGGAAAGGAAAACTCATAAGTCCTAAAGTTAACACTAAAGGACCTACTTCAACTTTCTTAAACGCGAGGATATTTGCTAACACATAGAATACTGTAAAACATCCCACTAAAAAAGCCAGTTTAAAATCGGGCTTCTTAAAGTCCTGTTCTGGTGGAGCTGCTTCAGGTTGAGGACTTGCCTTAACTGGCCCTGTTTCGGCTGTGGGGGTAGAATTGGTATTCTTCTTTCGTACGGGCTGTCTTCTATTTTCTGCCATTGTTTGCCTCCTTAGTATTTTTCGGCACTATTTAGGCTCTTGAAAGGATCGTACTCATACGATACAGGGTCTTTCTCACCCCAGTGCCTAAAGGCTTCTATCCTACCTAGACACGTAGGACACTTACCACAATGCTTTTCACCTCCTTTATAACATGAGTATGTTAGTTCTATAGGAACTCCTATAATTGAAGCCAGTCTTACAATATCACTCTTGCTAGCCCACTGTAAAGGAGTTACTAAACGTACTTTTTGCCCAGTACCAGTATAAATGCTGTTTGCTATTGCTCCGTTGAACTCAAAAGTTGTGTCAGGATATGCTCCTGAAGTCGCATCTTCATTATGTGCACCGTAGTAAACGTACGAAGCTCCTAGTTTTAATGCGTAGGAAGCTGCTATACTTAAGAAAACACCGTTGCGGAAAGGTACATAAGTCGAAACTCCAGCACCTTCGGCATAACTCCCTTCTGGTACTTCGAGACTTGGGTTTGTAAGAGAGCATTCATCTCCTAATAACATATCTCCCAAGTCCATAGTTAATAGAGACCTTAATCCTAATTCTCGTGCAACAGCTTTCGCGGCTTCTATCTCCCTGTTGTGTTTTTGTCCATAGGATAATGTTAGAGCATCTACATTATCAGGACCTTTCATATCCCTTGTAGCCATTGCAGCACACGTACTTGAATCAAGCCCACCGCTTAGCAATACTACTGCCGTCTCAGCCATTCTCTTCCTCCTTCACGTTACCATGCAAACGGAACCGATCTAACTCTTGAGGATATATTCTCCATTGCCCTCCTGCTTTATGAGCTCTGAGCTGTCCTCGCTTGATGTAGTTAATTACTGTAGTATAACTAATATCAAGTATAGCGGCTACGTCTTTTACACGCAATTGTCCATCTAAACGCATCACTCCCATCTCCTTTCAAATAATTGGTGGGGCCGGTCGCGACTCCGGCCCCAAACTTTAACTTACTCGTCTAAGAACTGGCCTGCGTCTGCTGGGGGAAGAACTTCTTTCACATTGTTCCTCTTTTGTCCCTCATAAGGACGCACGTTTACTTTCACACGACAAGGCATACCAATTGCGGTACCCTCCTCAGCGAATTGCTTCGGAATAAGTTTACCTTTTGCCGCATCGGGCACAACTCTTGCAAGAGTCCGCTTGAACTGACTCTGGCCTCTTTTGTCGTGCAATGTGGTATGGTAAAATAACAGCCTGTTTTCGTATTGCGGATCTACTACACGAAATACCCAGGTTATCATAGGATTACCGCTTCTCTGGGACATTCCAAAGTCGGTATTATCTACAACACAATCGTACACTCCTGGGGGCATCGCTTCAAACGTTGGTGCAGATTCATCCACCTCGTCTAAATCGATTACCATACCATCTGCTTCTGTCTCTTCACCCATACTTACTTGAGCATCAGGGTTTAAGAAATCATTTTTATCTTCAGCCAAAAGAAACACCTCCATTAAGATTTAGGCATCAGTCTAAGTTTAGACAGATTTGCCATAGTAGGATCGTCTACGAACCTATCTTTAAAGTCCGCAAACCTATTCTTTGCTTTAAAAGTCTGTCCTGGTTCCAACCACAAACGACGGTGCATTCCACCCCCTTCAGTAGGTGCTGCTACAAGATATCCTACGACATCGAAGAAACCTTGTGCTTCATTAGCTAACTTTCCAGGCAGTAGAGGATGATGGTGAAATCTCTTCTGATGGTCCTGTTCGTTTGCTTGAGCACATACAATAATCGTATGCATCGGCAGATCTCGGAATGAACGAATTAATAAACGAATCATCTCCGCTGATTTGCTCCAGTCCTGCCACTCAGGTGCTTCCGGAGCCATATCTAGAGCCCATTCACCAATTTGTACCCCTAACAGTCCATACATGCAATACTTCTGTACCTCGGTTAAGGTATCAATAATGACTGTTCGATACATTGTAGGCTCCTTTATAGAATCCTCCTCTACCCCTTTCAAGATTGCTTCCAACTCAATCAATCTTGCTTTAGCAGCTTCATCTTTGTCGTCTTCCCACTGATCGCGATGTTTACAGTGAATACGTAAATACTCATGTACCCTAGCAAACTGTGAGAAATCAGAGATATCGACTATGTCTAAATCCATATGCCTGATAGATTCATCTCCCGCCTCAATATTAAGGAACAAGACGTCTTTCATCTCTGGTACTTCCGAGGCGCTTGCCGCTAGAGTAGTCTTACCCGTGCCGTAATCACCGTAGAACATCCAGTTACCGTAACGCTTACGTTGCTTCGAAGACTCTATCGAAAAAGCAGGTTTAGCCTTTCGAACTGCTGATTCTGAAGGAGTCCCCGTCACTGGTTTCACTTTCGGTGTTTCCGTTGGGCCATTTGATGCGTTTTCGCCAACTTTCGTCACTATGGTGTTCCTCCTTTCGCTTATAATTTTGTTCTATGTATTCCTCCCAGTCATCTCCTTCATCCATCATGAGACAAACTGAACGAAAATCACAATCCCAAGCACAGTCCCTAGTAGGGTTCGGATACATTACAGTATCAGGATTCACCATTTCCTGTGCTTCTGCCACAATACTACGATATGTTGCTTCTTTAGCGTATTGATTACGCGTGACTACATCTGAACGTATGTACTCATCACCTTCCACAGTCTCCAAACTAGCAAAATGGTTCAGACATTCTACATTCTTATCGGGAAAATCACCATCAGGATACAACTCTAATAACGCTTCTCGATACAATGAATGCGTTGTCTTCTGCTGTTTGTTCGCGGATATACCTCCAGTTTTAAGGGGTGCGGGAGGCTGAGGCGTCTTCTTCGCAAACTGTGAGTACACCATACCTACAACTTCCCGCTGATAATACTGCTCCGCTGCCCAAACGTACGTGGAAATCTGCGGATCATTTGCCATTTTGTTCCAATCGATACTTGCGGCGGTCTTATAATCCTGTGTAAACCATTCTTTGTACTCGTTCTCAACTATACGGTCGATAGTTCCCCGGTATATTACAGGTTTATCAGCTTTTACTTCGGTTAATTCTAATGCGAAACGTGTTTCCAATAAAGGTTTACCGTCTAACCACACTGTTTGGTATAAATCTCTACGAGGTAACCATCTTTTGTAATGCTCAAACATTCCCATTCCCAAAGCTATGATATCTTCTGCTTCTTCAGGACGCTCGGATTCTCTAAAAGCGTGAAAATATGCTTCAAGTGCTAATACAGGATCTCCGAATAGATTATAGCCATGATAATCTTCGAGAGCAAAGTGAAAACCTGTACCGAACCAAAGGTGAATATTCGGTCTCTCATCCTTTGGCACTAAGTGTCTTCCCATTGGAGACTGAAAATACCATTTCCGTCTGCACCGTTTAAAGAAGTTGCGGTTACTAGTAGTTATTTCGTAGAACTCTTCTGTCACTTCTTAGCCGCCTCCTTTCTACGAGCATGAGGAAAATACTGCTCCCATGTCGATTTATACACTTTACCGTTCACAATATTATGAACATGAACAGGTGTAATGTCAAAATGATTAGCAATATCTTGAACAGCAGCGCCTTCGAGAAACCATTCGTATATGGTTAATATCTGATCATCGTTTAACATGCATTTCCCTCCCCGCTTTAATTTTCGATTATAATTAATTATAAACTATTTTAAAAAAATTTACAAGGGTTGAAAAATAAAATTATTATTTCCACCCTAGTGCTTCTGCAACAGCTGATAAAGGAGAAGTAGTCTTCTGTAAAAAGGTATATATCGCTCCAGGAGCATATGAATACGTACGATCCTTAATATCGAAAAACCTAACAATTGCATGTCCGTCTTTAAAGTCCTCTAATTTACCCGTTCGTTTAAGATACTTATCACGTACAAGATCACCTATCATAAGTCTCATTAGATTCACCTCCTTTGGAGACGTTCTACCATCATATCGACGTCTAAAGACCAACCTTCTGCCATTGTGTTTTCGTCTAGACGTTCAATAATAGCCTCGTCTATAGTATCTTTGAAGAGCAAATAATATATATGTACCGGATCTGTTTGTCCCATGCGATGTAAACGACTTTCCGCCTGAGTATTCTGTATCGCTGACCACTCTGCTCCTACAAAGAAGGCCTTACTCGCCGAAAAGGCGTCAAACGACATACCCGTCGCGATTGTGAACGCCAATACTTTATTGGTACTCTTGCTCCTTTGGAACGCTTCTGCAACCTGTATCGCGTCTCCCTTCATTTGCCCGTGGATTTTGTACACCGGCCTCCCCTGTGGTTTTAAAGCCTCCTCTATATACGCTAAAGCCTCACGAAACGGAGTACAAATGACTACAGGCTCCTCAATATCCTCTAACATTTCCACAAGTGTGTCCAACGCCGTACCGCGCTGTGGGATTCCTAGGAGTGCGGGGCATGTGAGGAGTTGACGCAATCTCATAATAGTTGTTGCTTTATTAGGGCATGCAATTACTTTATCATCTACCTCTAGCAAATCGTGCTCCGCGAGTCTTTCGTACCACGTCTTCTGCTTCCCCGCAAGCTCTAAGTAGATAGGCTGACGCTGCAAGGGTGGGAGCTCCTTGAGCACCTCGGCCTTCGTGCGCCGGATGACGAATGGCGCTATGAACTTCTTAAAAGCCTGACTATCCTTAGGACGGGGCTCAATAGAGTATCCAAACTCGTCCCTGATAGTGATACAGTGCTCGTTCACAAATTTCCAGAAGCTCGGGAAACGCTGGGGACTCGAGAGATGCAAGGGAGCCCAGAGATCCTGGGGACCCTTACGAACCGGAGTACCAGAGAGAAGAAAGAGATTGTTGGAATGGAGCCTCGCGAACTTTTGGTAGGTCTTTGACTTTCTATTTACGAGACCTGCTTTATGGTACTCATCACAAATGATTATATTCCAGTTAGCCTTCCAAGCATATACCTCTTCTACCATAGGATAGGAGAGGATTAAGAAGTCTGGACGTTCTTCGAAGTATTGCTCCCATAACTTCTTTCTTTTATTAGGGGGCGTTTTTCCTGAAATAACGAAAGAAGTACCTGCTTCCCACTTTTCTATCTCTTTTACCCAAGTTCCTAAAGCAAAGCCTGGCGCAAATACTAAAATCTGGCGAGGCGACGTAGGGGCTAGTTTTAAAGACGCTGCAAGAGTAGATAGTGTCTTACCTAGTCCAGGATGATCTGCGAGAATCACCCG